TCATGCCCGATCACATGATCTGCGGCGGCTACTGCGGCGAGTACCTGCTGGTGGAGCGCGAGGGCGGCACCTTCGCTTCCTCCGACATTCCCTTCTTCCTCCAGGACAAGACGGTATACAAGGGTACAGCCCGGTACGACGGCCAGCCTGTTTCCGGCGAGGCGTTCGTGGGCGCGACCTACGACAATACCGAGGTGACCACCACCATGCGCTTTGCCCCGGACTATGTGAACACTCCCGCCAACTCCCTGGTGGTGACCTCCGCCGCAGGCGCTGAGTCCGGCGAGACCAAGCTGACCGTGGCGGGTGCCGTCAGCGCCTCCAACACCTTCAAGGCATTCGTGGGCGCTCCCGCCGCCGTTGCGAAGGGCGACGTCCCCGGTAAGGGCTGGACGACCATCGTCTCCGGCACCACGAGCATTGCCGCGCCTACCGGCTCCGGCGTCACGGTGGTGGAGCTGGACGAGAACGGCCGCGTGATCTCCATCGGCTACTGTGCCAGCGTGACCGCCAAGACCTAATAATTCCCGCCCCGGCGCACCGTGAAAGGAGTAACCAATGGCAATTCAGAAAAGTATCGTAAAAATGCCGCTGGGTATGCAGACGCTTGACTTCTGGCCGATCAAGGCAGAGCCCGCAAGCAGCCACCCCACCTATGACGAATCCATCAATCTGGGCGCTGCCGTCAAGGGCTATCTGTCCATCACCACAGCGTCCGCGTCCATCCCCGGCGACGATATCACACAGGTGGAAGATGAGGTGTTTGTCTCTGCCCAGCTGGATACCGAAACAACCATGTCCGAGCTGTCCGTCAACGCCACGTTGTTCGGGCATACCTACACCGAAGCGACCGGCAGTGATAAGGGCGGCATGGAAAGCAAAAGCTCTGACCGGGCGACGCCCGGCGGCCTGAGCTTTATCGAGCCGATCCTGACGAAAACGAAATCCATCATCTACCGCGCGACCTGCCTGCGCAAAGCTCAAGCCATGCCTTCCTCCGAGAAGCAGGAGGCCGATACCAAGAAGCAGGGCGAGCTCAGCCCCAAGAACAATGCCGTCTCCTTCAAGGTGATGGAGGATAATCTTTCCAGCTGGCGTATGCAGCAGGATTTTGAGACGCTGACCGAAGCCAAGGCTTACATTGCCGGAATTTTCGTCGCGGCCACTGCTGGCGGCGGTTAATGTTCACACCATACAGGCCGGCACTGCTGCCGGCCTGCTTCGTAGAATGGAGGCCACTATGGCTGATAATCTCAAATTCTCAGACGCAGCGCTCGCCCTGTTGAAAGCCAACCTGGGCTATTACGATTCTACCATCCCGGCGGATCTGCTGAAGTACCTGACGTATCTGCTTACCTATGCGCTGGATTCCTTCGCCGGTATGGGTATCGTCCTGTCTCCCGGCGTGCTGGAGGACGACATGGATCAAATGACCTATGCTGCGTATCTCTACCGGCATGGCGTCACCGGCGCAGGAAAGACGGAGATGCTCAGGCAGATCATTCGGGATCGGAAGGTGCGCGCCGCGACCGAAGAGGAGGCGGCAACGTGATCTACGACAAGCCCATTTCTTTGCTCGCCATGCCGGACACCACGGGCATTCCCTCGCCGGGGTGCCTCGTCCCGGTGTTTGACGCATGGTGTGCCGAGAAAACCGTCTACGCGAAACGCTTCTGGGAGGCCGTGGCCAACGGCAGCCGGGTGGACAAGCTGGTGGAGCTGCCCCTGCATCGGGACGTACCCGCTGCCGGTTATGCCCGGCTGGGCGGCCACACCTACCGGGTGGAGCAGACCCAGACCGGGGAGGACGGCGACGGCCTGCCGGTCACATGGCTGAGCCTGATGCGAATGGAGGACGCATATGACACTTACTGAATTTTCCGACGCTCTGAAAGCGGCGATTCCTGCCAGCTATCAGAGCGCCGCGCCGGCGGGTGTCCGCCCCTGCGTGGTGTGGTCGGCCTATGGCTCCCGGACGCTGGACGGCGACGACCGCACCCAGACGGCAATTCCCAAGGTGCAGCTGGACATTCTGGCCGCAAAGTTCCCGGATCCCATCATTGATGCGGTGACGGATCTGCTGTACGGGCTGGAGCTGCCCTATTCCGATCAGGGCAGCAGCTACGACCCGGACTACGGCTGCTTCCGGACGATTCTTCAGACGGAGGTGGCGTAATGGCAACGTTCAAATATAACGGCGTCGACGCACTGGACCTCACCTTTGAAAAGATGGCGAATCTTTCTGGGGACGATCTCCTGCGTATTATCCGTCCGGGTGCAGAACTCCTTCGGGAGCGTCTGATTGAAAAAGTGCGTGCGATATTTACCCAGAGATCCGGTTCATTGGCAAACTCCTTCAAGCTGAAAGAACGTGTATGGGAGGACGGCGCGGGAATCTCCGTGCTTCCTATGGGCAAACATCCGAAAAGCAGCACCGGGAAACGGCGTGGAAAGCGGCGGTCAAATGGTAGCTATCAGGGTACTAATGCGGAAGTTGCCTTTATTCTGGAATACGGCTCGCCTCGTATCGGCGCGACCCACTTCATGGAAAATACCGCAGAAGAGTCCGAACAGGAAGTCTACAATGCAATGGACGCGGAATTGACCCAGATTTTGCGTGAACGCGGATTGTGAGGAAACATGAAACATATTGATTTTGAATTTAACGGAAAGACTTACGCCTTGTCGTTCACGGCGGAAGCGCTTTTCACAATTTATGATAAATTCGGCTATACCTCCGACATTCTCGGCACCACCCACGTTCTGGAGCCTACTCTGGAGGGCTGGAAAAACTGCTGCTGGCTGGCGGCACTCATGGCTTCGCAGGGCGAATTGCAGCGGCGGCACCGTGGGGAATCGCCCCAGCAGATGCTCACCCTGGAGGAACTGCGTACCGGCTTTATGGCCGCCGACAGCGTCCTCCTCCGGCAGGTCGTCCGGGACGCGCTGGAGCAGGGCTTCCACCGGGATATTCCGAAGCCGGACGAGGACGAGGAGGTGAACCTCGTTCTTCTGGAACGGGAGGAAGCCGAAAAAAAAGCCAGGGCGGCGGCCCTACGCGAATCTATTTCCTGGCTGCGGCGACTGTTCGGCTTCACCTCAGCACCAAAGAAGCCCTGATGCTCACCCCGGGAATGTTTTCGGACTTGATGGAGGTGCTGACGCCCAGAGAGGAGGCACGCAGTGGCGACTAGACAAATTGCAACAGAAATTGTCCTTGGTGGCGAAAAGGAATTTAACTCCGCCATGACGGCGATCAACAGCAATCTGAAAACGCTCCGTACCGATATGGCGGCCACGTCCGCCGAATTCGACGGGAACGCCGACAGCATCGACGCTCTGACCGCCAAACAGAAGATACTCGCGGAGACGGCCGCCCAGAATGATGCAAAGGTTGACGCTTTACGTCAGCGCTATGAGCATCTGAAGACGACCCTTGGGGAAGATGCTGCTGCAACGGATAAAGCTAAGCAAGCCCTGAATCAGGCTATAGTTGCTCAGCAGAAAGCCGCCAAGGCCGCAAAAGAAAATGCCGATGCTCTGGAAGCCGTCCAGAAGGCCGCCAGAGAGGAAGCGGCAGCGCAGGAGGCAGCCAATAAGTCAGCCAGTGCCTACACTCCCGTCACCCAGAAGGCCGCCGGCGCGGCCAAAACGTTCGGAAGCTCTCTGAAAGCGTTCGGGAGCAAAGTCAAGGAATCGGCCACAGAAGTCAAGGCCGCCGCCCACCATGTGCCCGTTCTGGGCGAGGCGCTGGACGTTGTGGGTGCCGCCGGAAAGGTGGCAAAGGTCGGCCTGCACGCCGCCGGGACGGCCGCAAAGGCCGTCGGCACGGCTTCGGTCTCGGCGGCCAAGGGCGTCGCGTCCGCGTCCGCTGCCATGGCCAAGGGCTTCGGTACTGTCGCCGCTGGTGCGGCCAAGGGGCTTGCCGTGGCCACGGCTGCCGCCGCTGCCATGGGTACGGCCGTCATCACCACCATGGCTTCCTTCGCGAAGGAGTCCGCCGAGGCAGCGCAGGCGGCCAAGGACGCGGGCGAAACCCTCAGTGAATCCCAGGAGAAGTGGCTGGCCTACTCCGAAAGCCTGAGCGGGCTGGACGCCTCCGTGGCCAGCGCAAAAAGCGCCCTGGGCGGCATCCTCCTGCCGATGCTCAGCGATCTGTCTGCCCAAGGCGCTGAGTTCCTGAACAGCTTCGCCGCCGACATGGAGGCAGCCGGCACGGATACCGCGGCGCAGACCCAGGTGATAACGGACTACATCGTCAAGGGCGCGTCCATGATTAAGGAGCAGCTGCCCCAGTATCTCGAAGCAGGCAAGGCTATTCTCAGCGGGCTGGTTGACGGTCTGGGGGAGGCTTCCCCTGAGTTGATCGATATGGGGTTGGATCTGGTGCTGGAGCTGGTGGACGGCATTGCGGACGCTGCGCCGGATATGGCGCAGGGTGCTGCGGATCTGATCACCCGGCTGATCACCGGTCTTTCCAGCCGCGCCCCGGAGCTGTCTAAGGCGGCTCTTTCCGTGGTCACGGCACTGCTGTCCGGCCTGACGCAGAATGGATCTTCCATCGTAGACGGCGGCCGGGAGCTTATCATGGCACTGGTTCAGGGACTGAGCGACGAAGGGCCCGAGCTTCTTGACATAGGGCTTGACCTCGTGGAGGAGCTTCTGACCGGTATCATTGATTCCGCGCCCCAGCTGGCGGAGACCGCCGTGGAGCTGGTGGGGCAGCTCATCCAGGGGCTAGCGGACAGAGGCCCGGATCTGATCACTTCGGCCGTCGGCATGGTTTCCGAGCTGATTTCCGGCTTGGGTCAGGCCGCACCGGAAATGATTCCGGCCGCTGTTCAGCTTGTCACCCAGCTGCTCACCGCCCTAGTTGATTCCGCCCCGCAGCTGCTGGAAGCCGGTGTCGAGCTGGTTCTCGGACTGATTCAGGGCATTTTCAACAGCTTGGGCGATATCGGCAACGCCGTGGACAATATCGTCACGACCTTCATGGACGCCATGGCCAACAGCGACAGTAAATTCCTTCAGGTTGGCTCAAACATGATCCGGGGAATCTGGAACGGCATTAAGAGCGCAACCGAATGGCTGTACAATTTGCTCTCCGGATGGGTGGATGATACCGTTGGCTGGATTAAATCCAAGTTTGGCATCAAGTCCCCATCCAAGGTGATGGAGCAGGAGGTCGGCATCTGGATGGCGCGGGGCATCGGCTCCGGATTTACGAAGGAAATGCGCCTGGTCAACGCCCAGCTGGCGGACGCCATTGATACCTCCTTCGATGTCCCCCAGCTGAACGGCTCCCGCCGGGCGCGGAATGTCGCCGTTGCCACGGCCGGCGGCAAAACCGTGAATCTCACGATCTACACGCAGAAGCTGACCGACGCTGATATTTCCATGCTGCTGAACCTGGTCAACGAGAAATTGGGAGAGGATCTATGAGACGGATACGAAAAGTTTATCTGCAAAACGCAGCGGGCGACCGCTGGGGACTGAACGGCGAAAATGGCGTGTATGTGTCCTCTCTGGCCGGATTTGGCTATACATTATCGCCCACCTATGCAGACCTCACCCGGGGCTTTTTCCTCGCCGTCAGCGGCGAGAGCGAGCCGCAGGGGACAGTTCCTTTCACGGTGTACTTTACTCGGAACGCCTACGCAGTTTACCAGTCCTTCGTAGACTGGCTGGCCGCTGCCGGCACGGTCATCCTCTGCTACAATCCCACGGGCGACCAGGAATACCGGCGGGATGTGGACGTCAATTTCCTTCAGAAGGGCGAGTTGAACGAGGTTGGCTGGCTGGAAGTCCCCAGCAGCTTTTACGTAAAGACCCCGTGGTATAAGCCCTATGCAACGACCCTTTCCCTGGAGACCGCAGGGGGCGACAGCAGCAAGCGCTACGACTATATCTATGACAGCAGCTTAATGTATGGCGTCGACAGCTCCGGCTCTCTGGCGGGGGAGCTTCGCGGCGGCGGGCATATCCCCGGGTCTCTGGAACTGAGCTACTACGGCGCAATCACCAACCCCAAAATCAGGATGGTCGGCAACTTCAGCGGCAAGACCTTCGGCATCTGCTCCGTTACGGCGGTTCTGATTGCCTCTGATCGGCTGGAATATTCCAGCCGGCGGGAACAGTCCTATGTCCGAAAAGTCTCCGCAGACGGGACGGTGACGGACTTGCTGGACTCCCTGGATTTGAGCACCACGCCGTTTCCCCATATTCCGGTGGATGAACCCGTGACCATCTCCATTGAGGCGGACGCGGCCTTCACCGGCACTGCGGATCTCACCCTATTCTACTACTACAGGAGCGTATGATATGTGGGCCTTCGTAAAGAGCTTTGCAACCTACCGGACAGTCAAGATGGCCGCTGTCATCGCCTCTGCGCTGACGCTGGACAGTCTCAGCGCAGAGAACAGCACCGTCACAGTGGTGGGCACTGACATCGGCCAGAGCGACGCCGGGAACTGGCTGGTGATCGATGGCCAGGTGTATTCGATATCCGTGGTGAAGCCCCAGACCGACCGGACGCTGCTGACCCTCGTCTCCCCGCTGGACGTATTCTCCCGCTTGCTGGAATTATTTGAGCAGACGACCACCCAGACAGTGGGCAACTTCATCGCCCAGCAGCTGGACGAGCACTGGATCTCCTGCACGGATGCGGCCTATGCGCTGCCGTATCTGGTTGTGTCCAATTTGGACACAACGGTCTTTTCGCCTCCGGAGCTGGACAAGGACGGCTGCTATAAACTGGCCGACTATGCCAGGCTCATGCGGCGAAGCTACCGCACCACGATGCGCTTCTCCGATGCAGGGGACTCCCTGGTCTGCCTGATCGACACCCCGCCTGTGGAAGACCACAACGTCAGCTTTGACGACGGCCGCAGCCAGCTGCAAAGCCTGGACTACTCGTCCTCCGGCACGGCCAAGCTGACGGTGCTGTGCGATGTGGATACCGGCGAAAAAGACGATGCTGGTGAGCCTATCCTCTTTCGTCAGAGAAGCACCTGGTATCTGGCCGAGGACGGCACGGTATCCCAGACGATACCCGCCCGCCGTGCTTCAGGAACATGGAGCACCATATCCGTAAACAAACCAGAGGACGTGGAGACAAAGGTCATCGAGACCTTTGCAAAGAATAAGTCCAGCCACAAACTGGAATTCTGGAGCACCCTGGATCTCAGCGTCCAGGACAACTGCACATTCTTCGCCTACGGCGAGATTCTCCGCTCTTACATCTCCTACAAGCGCAAGAGCAGCGAGGACTCCCGTTACTATTACAAGTCCGGTGAGCTGGCCACTACGGCCACAGAAAAATTGAGAGGAGTAATCAAATGAGTGCGA